GCGTAAGCCCTGACACTGTAGCTGTGCTAGTTAATGTGCAGACCCCGATAGGCAAGGTAACAGGATTCCCTAACGTAGTGCCTGGGCTAACATCTGTAAGTAGTCCCACAGGGGTTGCTATTGCGGCACCCAATGCTGTAGCTGTACTAACTGCCGTTCAGACATCTCTTGGTATCATTGTTGCTCAGCCAGCCCAGGTGGCAGTTCTCACTAACGTCCTTGCTCCTAGTGGGAAAGCTATCGGATTCCCCAACGTTGTAGCAGGACTGACTGCGGTAAGTAGTCCAAATGGTGTAGCCATCGCTATGCCTAACCAGGTTGGAGTAGTTGTAACGATTCAGGCTCCTACGATCGTAGCTGACTCAACTACTACAGTAACTCCTGATGTTGTTGCAGTTACTGCTTCGGTGTTGGGGATCAATGGTGTCGTGGTAGGCTTCCCAGGAGTTGTAGGGGCTGCGGCAGCTATAGGTACGTCACAAGTAGCTTTGAGTGCTGTTGCTCCGCTGGTCGCGGTCACCACGTCGACCCTTTCCCCTATCGGCGTGGTGACCGCACTTCCTGGTCTAGTTGCGATACTGACAACGATTCCAGCACCTACAATTCAATCAGGCAACGATGCGATAGTTTCTCCCGCTGTTGTGGCTGTACTAGCTACAGTGCCTGCCCCACTAGGTGTAGTGATTGCACAGCCGCTACAGGTCGTCGTAGGGGTCATCGTATATGCCCCCGTGATTGGCGGAGTAATTCCAGGTATAATTAGCCCAACTCAAACACTCTTGGTTTCTTCGGGACGTACAAAGGGAAGGTTGGTCGAAGAGGGTGACTACTAGAACAGCCACTACTCATACCTTCTACATTGGAGTAGATGATGAGCTGCCCCTACTTCAAGAGTACCTACTTAATAGTGACGACACACCAATCGATCTAACTAATGCCACAAGCATTAAGCTTTGGGTGTGGATCTTCGATTCAGGTGTTCAGACATTGATTGTTGATGGCGAAGCGGGCACTTTCCTTGACAAGCCTGCTGGTCTAGTTCAGTTTGCTTTCACTACTTTGCATACAGCAGCTAGAGGTGAATACCAGAGACGATGGAAGGCTGAGTTTCCTGGGACGAAGCTTATCTCTGTTCCTAACGACCGAACACATGGGTACCCTGTGGTGATCAGTTAATGGCAGCCGTACTTGACAAGAACCTTTTCTTTGAACAGATTGGCTACGTACCGCACTCACGTGGACAAAGGGAGTTCCACGGAAGTAATGCACGCTTCAAGGTAGCATGTTGTGGGCGTCGTTACGGTAAGTCAACAATGGCTGGACGTGACGTAGAGCCTGAACTGTTCACTCCAAATAAGAGGTTCTGGATTGTCGGTCCTACGTACGACCTAGGTGAGAAGGAGTTCCGAGTCATCTGGGACGACCTGATCATTGCACAGAAGTTCGGCAAAGAGAAGCGTGTCAAGAAGTCGTACAACAAGCGTACGGGTGAAATGTGGATCGAGATGCCTTGGCAGTCTCGAATCGAAGTAAGATCGGCAACCCACCCTGAAGGTCTTGTTGGTGAGGCACTCAACGGTGTCATCATGTCTGAGGCAGCAAAGCACAAGCGGGAGACATGGGAACGATTTATTCGACCTTCTCTAGCTGACTATCGAGGTTGGGCGACATTCCCTACTACACCCGAGGGCCACAACTGGCTATACGAGTTGTGGCTCTTTGGTCAGGACAAGAGTATCAAGGACTTTCAAAGTTGGAGGTTCCCTTCCTGGGAAAATCCTGTTCTCTTTCCATTAGGTAGACAAGACCCAGAAATCCTTGAACTAGAGAAGACCACGGCGGTTGAGTGGTTCCTACAAGAGATCGGGGCGGACTTTGCATCATTCGTCGGCAAGATCTATTCGGAATTCGATGAAACAATTCACGTCAAGAATCTTAAGTTCAACCCCGAGTGGCCGAACTACATCGCGTTTGACTGGGGATTCGTTAACCCCCTTGCAGCCGTTGAGTTCCAAGTCGATCCGTGGCAAAACATTCATATCTGGAGAGAGCACTACATGGCCTACACCTCTCTCCCTGAACATATCAGAATCCTACGTGGTCGAGACCAGCCCGATGGGTACCACATCGATTGCACTTACGGTGATGCGGCGGATCCAGAAGCCGCAATGACAGTCTCGTCGGACTTTGCTCCGTGCTTGGCAATGCCTGAGGCGAAGCAGAACTGGCGTCAAGGTATCGACCTAGTTAAGAAGTTCTTGAAGCAGTACCAGATCGGGGAGATCGATGAGTACGGCACACCTAAGATGGCGCCGAAACTCTTCATTGACTTCTCCTGTTCTAACACCATTCGAGAGTTCGGAGAATATCGTGCCGTTGACAATCCCAAATCTACCCTTAGGGAATCTGGCGCTACCACAGCTGCCAACAAACAAGACGATCACGCCCTCGACGCTCTCCGATATGCTCTTGTTCATATCTTCGAACTTGGTGCGACGCACTCGCTCCGAGAAGTCATGAACGTGAACGAGACGCTTCAGTCTAATAACAACTCTGGTGTGCCTGCCGGTGGCCGGGGCTACTTCACTTCGAACATGGAGTTCTAATGGGACTATTCACAAAGAAGTCAAAGTTCGAAGAGGTCGGGGTCGAAGAGCTTCTTCGGAAGTATGGTGACCGTATGGAGGTGTTGACCAATGCGATTGTTGTATCTGATGAACCTGGCAAGGCGCTCGCTACTAATCCTGATGGCTCAGCATTGGGGTCAGTTCCGGACATGCGGGAGTTGGGCACCACAGGGAGAACTGCGTACGGTAGCGTCTTCAAGGAAGACTACAACCCGGAGATGCGCGGCATTCTCGGTTTGCAGACATACGATAGGATGCGTCGTAGTGATGGTCAAGTTCGTGGTACCATGCGACTTCTTAAGACGCCAATCCTCGGCGCTCGCTGGTACATGGAGCCGGCATCCACTTCTCAGCAAGATCGAGACATTGCCGAGTTTGTCTGGAATAACCTGACGAAGTGGATGTCGGTTAGCTGGCCTCAATTCCTCCAGGAGAGTCTGCTACATCTAGAGTTCGGGTGGTACGCATTCGAGAAGGTCTTTGACATTCGTCTTATCGATGACGAGCCTCGTATTGTATGGCGAAAGTTTGCTGCGCGTCACCCAATGGATTACGACTACTGGGAGTACGATCGACGTGGCGGTCCCAACGGGTGTTGGTTCTATGATGACGAGGCAGACTCAACGTTCATCCCAATGTCGAAGCTTCTTGTCTTTACCAATGAAAAGGAAGCCGGTAACATGGAGGGGTTCTCAATCCTCCGTTCAGCCTACAAGCACTGGTTCTACAAGGAGAATCTGTACAAGATTGATGCGATCCAGAAGGAACGTCACGGCATCGGTGTCCCTGTCATTAAGCTCCCACCCGGCTTTAAGGCTGAAGATAAGACTCTAGCCGACGAGATGGGTCGTAACCTTCGTACCAACGAGAAGGCGCATGTGGTGCTGCCTCCGAACTGGGACATCATCATGCTGAAGATGGAAGGTCAACATGTTGATGCATTGGCATCAGCAAATCACCATGATCTCCAGATCAGTCGAAACATTCTAGCTCAGTTCCTGAACGATCAGAGGTCTGACGGTTCTGCAATTGAGGCCTCAGGAGATATCTTTGTCAAGTCCACTAGGTTCATTGCTGACCAAGTTCGTGATGTGATGAACAAGTGGGCTATTCCAGAGTTGGTGAACTACAACTGGAACGTTGATGAGTATCCTGAACTTAAGGTCCGTAGAATCGGTGACACTGTTGATTGGCGCACAATCTCATTTGCACTTAGGAACCTAATTGGTGCTGGGATCGTTAGGCCTGACGAGAAGTTGGAAGATTGGATTCGTGACGAGATGGACCTACCTAAGGCTGATCCTTCTACGATGCGTGATGTGCTTGCGCCGCAAAATCCAGGTGGTGAGGGTAGTGGTACTCCGTCTCGTCAGAATGGTGGTGTAGGCCTAAGGCCGGCACCTCCTAGAGTAGGCATGCCTCGCCAGTCTCAGGCATCAAATATGGCTAAGAACCCTGGGAGTAATGGAAGAGTTGGCCGTGACGGCCGTAGAACGTGATACTATTATATCCGTGTTACTGGCCGGCAAGGAGCTGACCCAGTTATACTAACGATAGGAGGGTCAATGGGAACTAAGACACCCAACAAGCAAAGCTGGTTGGTCGATCTGTCTGGTCTCTCCCTGTTCGATGATGACTACTCCCCTGAGAAAGTCACCTGGTTGCAAGCCCTGCCCCTGGGCACGTATCAGCATCCAAGGTACGGAGAGCTTAAGATTACGCCGGAGAAGGTGGCGAACCTTGCGAAGTCCTTTAAAGATGGTGTTCGTGAGATCGACATTGACATCGACTATGATCATAAGCAACACACAGGCAAGGCTGCAGGATGGGTGAAGGATGCTGAAGTTCGAGGTGATGGACTTTGGCTGTCAGTTGCGTGGACACAAGATGCCTACGCTTCTTTGAAGAAGGGGGAGTACAAGTACTTCAGTACAGAGTTCGACGATGTTTGGACTCACCCCAAGACGAAGCAAAAGCACGTGGATGTTCTGTTCGGGGGAGCAATCACCAATCGCCCGTTCGTCAAGGATATCCTTCCGATCAACCTCTCGGAGGTACTAAGTAATGGAGGAGGCACAGTGAACGAGGAGTTGCTCAAGCTGCTCCGGAAGAAGTTCAAGCTGGCCGATGATGCAGACGAAGCGGCGGTCCTTGTGGCTGCGGCACTCGACGAGCAGACGTCAGTGGAAGACGACCTCGAGGATGATCTCGAAGATGACCTTGAGGACGATGAGGACGATGACGAGACTGAGTTGGGCGAGGATGAAGATCCCCGCATCAAGCAGCTCATGGATGACAACAAGGAACAGGCTAAGCGCCTGATGATCCTTGAGCATTCAGCGAAGCTTTCGGAGACGAAGCGTAAGCTGGCAGAAGTCAATGCTCCTGGTAGTAAGTATGCGATTCCGCCTAAGGTTCTTAAGGAGCTTGAGCCGGTCCTCGTTAAGCTTGACGACAAGGAGCAGGACGCGATCCTCAAGCAATTCCTGTCCATGCGTGAAGACGGTCTCGTCGAGTTGGGCGAGCGCGGTCGGAACGATCCTGACAGCCAGGCTGGTGACGAGTCAAAGCGTCTCTGGGACAAGGTTGAGCAGGCTCAGAAGGCCAATCCCAAGCTGTCGGAGATCGACGCTCTCATGCAGGTCGCGGAAGAGAATCCCGACATGTACGAGAAGTATCGCACGCAGTCCTACATGAAGCCGAAGGGAGAGTAGTATGCCCGGAGCAAACTTCGTCCTCGACAAGGGCTACCTGGCAGCCGTTGCAATCGGTAAGTTCCTTTGTGTCAAGGTTGGTGCAGGCGATGAGCTTTGCACAATCGTGACTGGCACAAACGATGCCGTTCTCGGCGTGAGCCAAGAAGCGGCAACTGCCCAGGATGCGCTCGACGGTCGAGTGATCGACATTCGACTCATGGGAATCACAATGTGTGTTGCCCAAGCGGCAATCGCGCGTGGTGCCAAGGTTCGAGCTCACTCGTCAGGTAAGGTAACTACATTGGCCGGCACAGCTGGCCTCGTGGAGAACATCGTTGGCATTGCACTGGAGACAGTGACAACTGACGGTGACTGGCTCCACGTTCTCCTGACGCCTGGCGTCATCACCAACACAGCCGCGAGCTAAGGAGCAGCGATGGCAGTCTACGACCCACGGGGTGGTGGCAATGTCCACATCGACGTTGCTCTTTCCCAAATCTCACTCGCCTACCCGAACAACGGCATGGTTGGGGACAACCTCTTCAATGTCGTCAACGTCAACAAGCAGTCGGACAAGTACTACGAGTTCGGCCGTGAAGGATGGTCAGTCCATCCTGGTGGTGACCTTCGAGCTCCTGGCACAGTTGCCAACGAGATCGAGGGCTTGCTCGTGTCGGTCAACCCGTACTTCGCTCAGGAGCATTCGCTCCAGATTCCGATCACGGACGAAGAGCGGGAGAACGCTGACAGCCCGTTGTCGCCTGACCGCGATGGTGTCGAGCTCGTAACGTCCAAGCTTCTCTTGGCACGCGAGATCGCCATCAAGGATATGGCTACAACCGCTGCGAACTACCCGGCAGCGCACACTGTTACCCTTGCTGGTGCGGCCCAGTGGAACTTTGCCAACTATGCTACCTCGAATCCCATTTCGGACATTCGAGCTGGCTTCCGGCAGATCCACTCGGTTCTGTTCTTCGAGCCCAACCTCGCCATCATTCCTTACCAGGTGATGACGCAGCTCGAAGACCATCCGGACTTCATTGAGCGGATTAAGTACTCGGAACGGGGTATCCTGACCTCCGAGATCATTGCATCCATTCTCGGTGTTCAGACGGTCATCGTTCCCGGCATGGGCTACAACAGTGCCAACCCTGGCCAGGCTCAGTCCCTTGGCTACCTGTGGGGCAAGGACGTTCTTCTCGCCTACGTGCCTCCGCGCGCAGGTCTTAAGATCCCTGCCTACGGGTACGAGTTCAACTGGGGCTACCGAGGAAACCGTCGTATGGTCACCGAGCGGTGGCGTGAAGAGCCTCGGAAGTCCGACCTAGTCCGAGTCAG